CCAGTTGTTTTTTATCAGCAAATTCTCTAGCCATAGGTTCAATCTCAATACATCTTTGTTTTAAGGCTAGAAGATCATTGAGCAAACTTCTTTGTTCGTCAGTCATATCTTCTTTGTTGTATTCCTCTACGTCACCATTATCGTTTCTAACTTGTATATCTGACATATCAACCTTCTAATGTTTTAACTCTTTCTTCTAATTCTTGGATTGCTTTAATTGCCATCCACATAATTTGTTGTTCTTTTACACCTTTTCTTACTTCTTCATCAGACTTATTAAAATCAGTTATTAAATTTGGAAATGAACTTTCTATATCTTGAGCAATAATACCTAGTCTTTTATCATCAGAGTCAGCATCCTCGTTGTAGTGAAAAGCTTTAACAGATAAACTTTTAATGTTATCTAATTGATTATCAGCATCAGTTATATTTTTCTTTTCTCTTTCGTCCGATAAGTTGGCATTATTACCTTGAAAATTTGCTAGTCCACCATTTGACATGATAATTGCTCTACCAACAGGAGTTCCATTAAGTGTATCTGTACACCTTAAAAATTCTGAAGTTCCGTTATTTGGTGTGTGTTGAAATCCAAGTTTCAAAACCTGTGGGGGGCCCGAATTTGGATTCCCTATGTGTTGTATTAAGGCAGTATAAGTTGATGCTGTGCCTTCTTGAACTTCTATCCTTGCACTAGGAGATGAAGTATTGATGCCAAGTTTATCTTGCATGACTGCTGTACCAGCAAAAGTAGTAAGTAAGTTTTCATCAATAGATATAGCTGGTGTTGTGCCAACAGTAGAGCCTTTGCCAATAATTAAATCATCAGCACTATCATCCAAACCAATATAAAAATCTTGTGCATTACCATCAAATATAAGTGCTGTATCTTCTTCTCCACCATCACCAATAGTAATTTTTGGTGTAGTACCTTTTAAAACTAAATGACTATTTGTTAAAGTAGCAACATCAACAGCACCAATTCTAAAATCTATTTGATCATCTGTATCTGCTGTTATGGAAGTATCAGCATCAGCATCTAAAATTAATTCTTGTCCATTAATATCAACAGACCCTGTAGTTGTTAAATTACCATTTACTGTCAAAGCACCTGATGTTGCGTTATCAGCAGTAATTGATAAAGGCAAAGTTATCCAAGCATTGTTTGCAGAATTTCTTATCTTTAATAAATCATTTGTTGTATCTACCCACCATTCATAAGCAAATTTTGTTGATGGTTCATTAGTACCAGAATTATTAGATACAATTGCATCTAAAGCATTATTTAAGTCTGCTCTAAAGTTTGCACCTGATTGGTTAGCTATATCGTAATCGTGTTGAGCCATTTAAAAACCTCTTGCTAAATAGTCAAATGTTCTAGCAACAATTGTACCACTACTGTTCTTGAATGTAATTGTAAAACCTGTGCTGGACACACTTGATATTTCATAAAAATCACCACTTGCCATGTTTTGTGCAGTAACAGCAATTTTTGGTGTAACTAAAAAGCCCTCACCAAAAGTAACACCTAAAGCACTTGTACTTGATGTCAGTTGATTTGTATCTATCTTTTGAAAAGCTTCTAGAGTTGCAGATAAAGATGTTACATAAACTTGATGTGTTACATCACCTGACGTTACTAATAACCTAAATTTAAAAGCACGACCAAAATAATTACCAATTCTAAAATTTTGAAAATCTGTAAATGTTGGTGACCCACTAGGATTATCATTGGTTGTTGCTATTTGCAACTGCACTTCTACATCATCATAAGTATTTGCATCGAAAGATTCATAGCTATCTACATTTCCTGATCTAGTGTCTATAAAGTCTGATGTAGAATTTGTAGTAAAAGCAAATGCAGAACTTAATCTATAAGATTGTGCAGATATACCTGTATCAATAATATTTGCAAATTCATAGCTACCTGAAGCATCAACACCACCTGCTGAGTCAATCAAACCAACTTCATCAATTAGACCTAATGAGTCAAACAAAGTGTCTGCTTCTAACTTTAATTGATTATCTATAACAACCATATTGCTTTTTGTACCAGCAAAAGATGGATTTTCGGTTCTTGTTAAAAATACTTGTGATTGAAATAAATCAGGTGTAACTGTATTAACAACAGATGTTGCATTGGTAGATTTGACACCTGTTGAATCAACAGCTTTTATAAGATAAGTACCTACTAATAATGGCACTTCTGCTTGATTTGATATACCTGATACAGCTTCTCCTACTTGTGTAGATTGTTGCCAAACTGCACCTGATGTTAATGAATTATGTCTTATCTCATAAAAGCCACCAATTTTTACATCTAAATCAGTTGTTGGTGTCCAATTAAGAGTTGCAGTATTACTATCTGCCCTAAGATAAAAGTCAGATACATCAGATGGTACTGCTGTCAAACCATAAATTCTTTGAGTAGTAGATGAAAATTCTGATGCCACACCAACTGTATTTACTGCTCTGACTCTAAATTCATAAAGGGCAGGTTCAATATCAAAAAATTCAAAATTAGTTCCTTGTGATGTTCCTGCACCTTGAAAAGATGCTTCAGTAGATTTTTTAAATTCAACATCATAATGATCTATGGTTACACCTAAATCTTCCCAGTCAGAATTAGTTGATAAACCAAAGCTAAGAATAGCTTTTGCCTTTACACCAGAACCTTGAGTGGTTGTAAAAAGTTCTTCTGTAACAAAGTTTATTGCTGGTGTATTGACATCTGGCAGAACAGAAAAACCTTTGACCTCAAATATTTGTGTTGCAAAATCAGAAAACACTCCTAGTCTGTTTTTTGCTCTTATTGCTACAAAGTATTGTCCAGCTTCTAATTTATCAATGGTAAAACTTTCATTAACAGACCTACCTTCAAAATCATAACTAGCTTTATTTGCAAACCTTACTGCATTTAATCTATTAATACCTATTTCATAAGACTCAACAGATGATTTATTTGGTTGAGTCCAATTCAAAGTTACTCTGTTAAATAGCGTTGGTGGTATTGTAATTAATTCTTCAGAAGGAGTAGAAATTGTAGGTTTATCAACAGATGAAAAATTAGGTAGGTTAGTATTAGGTGCTGTATCTTCTGCCTTTATCTCACCAAAGTTATAAACATCATCATCATATTCTCTTGCAGTAATATCTACTTCATCATTGTTTTTTATAGCAAGTTTCATAATTTTAAACTTTTTGCCTTGATTGCTATTTAAGGTATTGAAACCTAAAGACTCTAATGAAATAAATATTACATCGCCTATTTCTGCTCTTAATCCTTCTATTGTTGATGTAAATTTTATAACAAGTGATTGTCTTGATTGTTTCATGTTAATTGTTGAAATCATCAATGCCCTTTCCATTTGATCTGTAAATGGCAGTTCTATTGCTCTTTCAAGGCTCAAACCATTATCTTCTGTCTTAAAAATAGCACTTTCTACAATAGCAAAATCTCCTTGCATATCTCTTGCCTTATTAAAGAAGTTTGCTCTTACGCTATTGGTCTTATATTCTTTGCCACCCAAAGATAATTCAAAAGCACCAACAATATTATCTTCATCAAAAGTTTGTACTGCTGTGCCTGTATCATCTATAAGCAATTTATATTTGCCACCTGAAAATATCAAAGAACCTCTACAACTTGTCAAAAGCTTTTCTATATTATCTATAGCTTTGTTATTGGTATTTAAAATGCCATTACAGGTATATTTCTTTTGTGTTTTATCTCCTACTGTGACTTCAGTATTGCAAATATTTCTCGCAGAAGTAAATGATGTTGTGTCTATTTCTGATACTGGTATAGACCTGCCATAAATCGTATTGGTTAAATAATCTTCTATGCAGTCTGCTGGATTGTCACTAAATACTTTATAGTCTGTACCACCTGAAGTAACTGTCCTAGTTTTTTTGCCTACAACGTCAAAATTAACTTGTGGAATACCTGTACTACCAAAAACTTCAGGTTCAAACTTTAATCTAACAATTGCATAAGCAACACCTTGCAGTCTGTCTGTTGATGTCCAAGCACCACCTGTTTCTGTAATTAAATTTTTATCGGCAGTTTGTGTAGTCGTGCCATTGTATATTTCATAATTTACTAAACCTGAATATTTTGGATTAGGTACTGTTGTTGATCCATTCCACAAACTAAATTCTGACTCAACAGTTAAAGGATCATTGTTTAGATATACTTGTTTAACTCCAGATATTTCTCCTTCTGCTATAGCATAAACAATATGCAAAAACTCGTTATCTTCACCTGATACATGGTAAAAAATTGGTGTACCACCTACCCTTCTTTCGCCATAAATAACAGGTAAAGGATTGGTTGAGCCTTGTTGATTCGATAATGCTGTTTGTGCTTGTGCTGATAAATCATCAGGAAAGTCCATTTTTAAAGCACCTAACAACTGACTTCCAGCGTATGCACCAACAACAACAGTTGCCACACCTATTGCTATGACTGCACCTGCTGTTAAAGGTATAACTGAAATACCTGTTGCAGTTGCAAATGATGCAACTACTGCTGTGCCTAATTTTGCAAATGCAGGTGCAAGAGCAGGTAAAGCAAAAATGCTTCCTGTAAAAAATAAGGTTGTTATAAAAAATATTATATTTCTAATTTTCATTATTAAATCTATAAGCAGAGTCAAAATCATTAAAATCATATATTGGTAATATAGCAGTACCTA